TAATAAAATTGTGTGCTAATAAATGAATGTTAATAATTATACTTCATTATCTTCTTCAATAATAACAAAATTTTTTTTGACTTTTTTAACAATCTTTTTAACCTTTGGTTTAGGTTCAATAATATGAAATTTTGATAATTGTTGTTCTAATTGTTCTTCATTTGTAATAATGGTTTGAATAACATAATCACAAATAATATTTTCATTAATCGCCCATAGCAAACTTTTTCTATCAATTATTTCTCCAAAATATTCAACATTATCATTTGAAACTACAATACCATCATCGCACATACTTTCCAATTGTTTAAGTGTAGCAGTTAATGATAATTGTTTTACAGATGGAATGTTTAACATTTGAATATATTTTTTTGTAGTGTGTGCTAAACGCATATTATTTGTAGTTAAATGATGAACCTCGTCTAATATTTTCATACCAAATACAAATCTCGTATCTTGTGTTGCAGTATATACTTTATGTGCCGATGAATATGTAGTTATTACAATACATTTTTTTTGATTATTTTCTAAAAATCGCATTATATTTTCAGTATCTACTCCACCTGAAACAATTAAATACGGAACACTTTGAAACAAAACACAAATAACTTCTTCCCATTGTTTCAATAATAATTTATTAGGAACACCAATAAGAATAGTATTTGAGTTTAGTTCTTGTGTAATCCATAATGAAATTAGAGTTTTTCCTACTCCACACATTAATACAAGCATACCTTTATCGTATTGTTGAAAATGTATAACTGACTTTCCAATAATAATAGTTTGGTCGTTTCTTCGTATGTAGGAAACAATTTGTTTATTTATTCTCTTGGATTTTAGTATATGAATTAATGATTGAATATTTATTTTTTTGATTGTTTTTCTTACTCTGTTGCATCTTACTAAATCACTAATTTCTTGATTGGATAATTTTTTATATTTAATTCCAAGTGTAATTAGATAAGGTTCAATAAGAGTAATAATTTTTTTATTGTAAAATTCAGTTCCAGCATCATATTTAACATTTAATTCACGAAACTCATTTTGTAATAAGCGTTCAACAATTCCCATTTTTTCAATAGGAACTTCAAACACCGCTTCAAAATATCCTCTCTTAATCTCACCAGTAGCATATTGTGTATCCCTTTCAGGAATATTATTTGCTTTACCCATTTTACACGCATCATCAACATCATACGATGGATGATTTCTAACATAAATATATCCGTTAGTTTGGTTCATTTTGATAAAGTTCATATAAGTTATGTAATAATATAATTATGAAATTATAAATCAATTTTTTATTATATGGTTTTATTACATATATATTCTTGTATCATGCAAGCTTCTTTTTTTGTAAATTTATAGTCACCTTCACGTAAAAATCTTACTGTTTGTTTTTGACATTCATTTACATACCAATTGAAAAATGAACATTTTATTTGTTTTTGTTTTACTTCTTTATGTTTTTCAACTAAAATACTTATTGACATCGGGACGTAATGCCAATCATCTTTCTCATCTAAATAGAATGTGTATGATGTATATGATCTATATTTTCCTAGTTCTTCTAATAATTTATGTTGAAGACAAAATTGACCGAACATTATCATTTCATAAACCGATAATTGTTTTATGAAATAAATTAATTTTAATTTTACTTTTTTGCATGCATCTCTTACACTAAACGTTAGATTTTTATAAATTTGTAACTTTTCAAAATTTTTTAAATAGGCTATATCCATCCCTAGAAACGTTAATATAACATTTATTATATCATCGCATAAATGGGGTAATATAATGCATAGTTTATTTGTGTACTTATTTTTCTTCCATTGCTCACGTCTTTTCTGTTTTTTTAACTCCATATTATTTTATTTATAATCACATTTACATGAATAAAGCATTTCAATTTTTTAAATAAATAAAGTATTTAACTTTTATTTCAAGTTTATTATTTTACGCTACTATAATTATATAATACCCGTCAAATTTTAATATTAAATATGGTATTAAATATAATTTATTATGATAATGGAGTATGGAAAGAATAATTAACCGAATTATTATAGTATGGGTGCTATTGATAATTGTTTCAATATTCTTTTTCTATAATAAAATGGATAATGAAACACAAAAGTTTTACACTTTTGGTCCAAATGATAATCTAGTTGTGTTTGGATTAGAAATTAACACATATCCAAAATATTTAATTATAGTTTTGTTTTGTTGCGTGAATAGTTTAATTAGGACTACTAGTCGTGACATATTGATACCATGGCAAACGAATAATGTACAAGATATTACAAAAATTAAAAATAAAAATATACACTCTTTTGCATATGAGGTAGCTTGTGTAACTACTATATATGGTTGGGTTGACTGGTATATATATATTAATCTTTTGTTAACTCAAATAGACATGATATTAATAGAAATGACAACCCATTTATTAACATCTTGTATAACAACAAGATATTATTTAAATTATAAAATAATAATTGACATTGATAATGATGAGGCTGATAATAATAAGGGTGAAGATGATTATGATGATGATGAGAATGAGGATGCAGATGAGGACAATAAAAATCTTATATTGAAACATAAATTATCTAAAACCACGGCTTAAGTGTTAATTCACGGTCTGAATTGTCTGCCATAACTGGTCTTGCAATCGGCACTACTAATGTGCTCGCATCAGACAAATATTTCAAATATCCTTGGGCTTCGCTATAAACCTGTTGAATACAATAATTCAAGACAAGTTGGTTTAATGCATGAATTTGATTTGTAACATGTGATGGTTTGTTAGCAGCATTTTGCAGGTATACACTTCGCATAACGATTTTAAGAGAATCACAGTCTTGGTCGCCAATCAAGTATTGATAATTAGACAATTTATAAACACCTGCACGGATGCCATTTTGGAGTATTTTAATATTTTCATAAGAAAAAAATGCAAGAGATAAACTGGTATCATTCCATAAGCCCTCTGTAGGATTCCTAAATGTAGCACATTGATTCGCAGGGATTTTGTCATACATTGAGAATAAATCTTTTGTATTAGGGGTTTTAATATCTACACGTCCATTAAAAGTATTCATATAATAATCAAACAGAAAATATTATATTATTATTTTTTATATTATTATTTTATATATATCATGGGAAGTTTTCAAAAAATGGTTATTATTACGGCAGTTGTTATTTTAATTATATTACTATTGATAATGGCATTTATCATGCAATCAACTAAGCCCACATGGCCGCCAAATGTATCTAGTTGTCCTGATTGGTGGGTTACAGATGGTTCGGGTAACAAACAAAAATGTATTAATATAAAAGATTTAGGAGTTTGCCCAGCTCAACACGGACTAAAACATCAAGTAGTTGATTTTAATCTTTCTAGATTTACAGGTACAAATGGTGCATGTAACAAATATACTTGGGCAAACACCTGTAAAGTTGCTTGGGATGGTGTTAATTATGGAGTAGATAACCCGTGTACTTAACACACCTATAAAATAAAAAAGAAAAATAAATAATGTTTTATGTGGAATTTTATATGGATTCGCATTAAATCCACATAAAAAGAATGTACAAATTATATACAATATAAATAAAATGGAAAATGTAAATATAAATAAATTATTAAATAGAGAAGAAAAATCTGCCCAAATAAAAGATATTTTAATGAAATTTGAAGAAAACAAAGGAAATGCTGTTATGAATAGAGGTATTTACATATATGGAGATCCTGGTGCTGGAAAAAGTACATTTATTACAGAAATTCTAAAAGAATTAGATTATGATGTCATTGTGTATGATGCAGGGGATATTCGCAATAAAACAATTATTGATAATATTACAAGCCGTAATATGTCTGATAAAAATATCATGAGTTTGTTTAATAAAAAGGTCAAAAAAATAGCTATTATCATGGACGAAATAGATGGTATGAATAGTGGAGACAAGGGTGGTATTAATTCTCTCATCAAACTTATTAGACCCAAGAAAACAAAAAAACAAAAGTTAGAAGAATTCAGCATGAACCCTATTATTTGTATTGGCAATTATCATATTGATAAAAAAATTAAAGAATTGATGAAAGTATGCCATACAATTGAGCTAAAATCGCCTACATCTTCTCAAATAAAAGATATAATGAAAGAAATGCTGCCCGATATTTCCAAACATTTTGTGAATGATATTATTCAATATGTCCAAGGCGATTTAAGGAAATTAAATACTATCTATAACATTTATAAAAATAATATAAGTTTATTAAATGGCACCATTAACACAAATATTTTTCAAATGAAAATTTATAATTATGATACTAAAAAAATAACTCATAAATTGATGAATGACCCATATTCATTTAATGACCACAATAGTGTTATGAACGAAACAGATAGAACCATTATTGGTCTATTGTGGCATGAAAATATCATTGACGTATTAGAAAAAATGGATAAATCGGTATCTATTGATCTTTATTTGAAACAGTTAGATAATATATGTTTTGCAGATTATATTGACAGAATCACATTTCAAAAACAAATATGGCAATTTAACGAAATGTCGTCCTTAATCAAAACATTTAAAAATAATAAGTTGTATCACGATACAAATGTTAAAAAAACAAAATATACCCCTTCAGAGGTGCGGTTTACCAAAGTATTGACAAAATATTCTACGGAATATAATAATACCATTTTTATTCAAAATTTATGTCAGCAACTAGGAATGGACAAAAAAGATTTATTCGCTTTTTTTATAGACTTAAAGGATAAATATAGCGATGATATTAAAATAATGAGTATATTTGAGAATTATGAAATTAGTAAATTAGATATAAATAGGATTTTTCGGTATTTGGATAAATACATAAATGAAACAACCACATGTGAACCCGCTGGGGAAAACGAAATAGAGATAGAATGCGATATTAATGAAAATATATTAGAAGAATCTTGATAATCTAAAAATTATTAAATTCTTCTTGTAATCCACCTCCCAGCAAATTTTGTACACCCAACGCATAAGTATATACAAGTGTATTATGATATGTACCATAATTTTCTATGTAATATAATTTATCTAACATGGATAAATTAGTAGTTTGCAATTTTTTCAATAATTCATATTTTTGACTATTTATTATATATTCTTCTAGAATATATTGATCTAGAATAGAAAAATTCTGCCTATTGTCATATCCATCTAGCAAATTATCTTTTGATGGCATTTTGGATAATAACATTTTGGGAAATAGTATATTTGGTAATTTCATGGTATATATTATTTTATTTTTAATAGCGATTAGTAAAAATAAAAAGGGGTTCATAGTTTATTATAATATAATAAATATTTTTTATATTATATTTTTATATTATATTTTTATATTATATAACAGCCGGGTATCGTATAATAACTGACAACATACAAAATTAAGAACTAAAATAGTCATCTAATTTGTGTCTAATTAGAGCAGCTTCTTGTTTCACTTTCCAATTGTTTTTGATGTCTTCGGAAAGAGTCGCGCTAAAATGACCTTCATATTCAGAGGGTGAATGAAAGAAAAATATTCTGTTATTTTTTGTAATTTCGCCTGTTGAAATAGAAACTTTAAAAAATAAATCCTCGTCAAACACTTTTCCAACTTTATATTTGGTATAGTAGCCCGTAATTGCATCTCTAACAGATGAATTATTATGACACGACGATGCATACACCTCAATATATGTGCGCTTCAACTTATTATTTACTTTCACAATTCTAGACAATTTATAATATCCCTTATCATATTTCTTAAAATCATGCAAACCTTCTCTGTTCATATCATCCAAATCATTTTCTTCACGCGGGTCAAAGTTATCATACTCCATTTGCTTTACGGCTACTATTATATACTTATATAGTACATTTCTTTAAATCATTTCTAAAGTAATTGTGACAATTATTCTGTTATTTCAGGAACAACAACAGTTGTTTGCGAATCTTTTAATAGTTGTAATTCTTTTAATAATTGAGCATTTTCTTTTTTTATAAAAATCATTTCTTGTAAATATTGTTTTAATTTATTTTCTAAATAAGTTGCCTTATTTTTCAATGTTTCATTTTCTATT